ATCGTGTTTCAGTAATCCTGTTTTAAACGATGAGCGTTATAATCGACGCTGCAGTGCCCATGGTGGTGAATTATTATGGAGGTTATGAGATGTGCTGTTATGCGCACTTGGGCGACCCCATACACCACGTGGAGAAATCAATAAACCTTGTATATATGCTATATGATAATATTAATATGGCGGTAAGCGCCTTATCCCATCATTGTAGGAACTGGATACCACGAACCATATGTCCTAGGGACGAGTTGGATAGTTTTAGGCACGACTTTAAATGGGAGGACCTGACACTTTTTGCGAGCGAGAACTCTACGCACGCACATCCAACTGCGGCCGCCCAACGTTATCAGGCTACTAAAACTATACAAAAGTTTTGCGAGCGTGTTAATAGGAGGCGGTTCGACGTCTCATCCTCCACCAGGGAGCTTAATAAGCGAACTAAGGGTTGGAATGTGGAAGGTAATCGCGGGCTATACGATATGACCGATCTTTCCGCGGAATGCCGGTATGCGCGCTTAATGCCTGACGATGTGGTTACAATGGTGGATGTTGATGCTTATCTTACTGACTTCTCTCCCTATAGAGGTCACCATATTCTTTTTTACACACTTGCGCCAAATGCCATGGCTGGTAAAACTTCAGATGGTAGCTACTATTTTGAGACCCCGTCCACCGTTGTGGAAGTGGTTAATGGTGGCGCAGTGTATAGACAAAGCATATGGGATGTATCCGGGGACCTTTGCGTCGTAACAGGCTGGTTTGGGTTCACTCAATATGAGATATCTAAACTCAGGCAGCCTGGAGCGAACCATAGAATGATTGTGTACTTGGCCCCGAAAGCTAATGTTCACATGCCATGGTGGCTGTTCAAGGTTTATGCCAGATTTAAAGGCATAGATCTTACACGTTCGGCCCCCCTTGCTAGGTACTCTGGTGCCGTCGAGGGTGCAAATGTAATCATGGGGAAATTCTGTGGTAACGAAGGTTATTATAATTCTATAGTTCGTAAAAGTGGTCCTACTGATCGATCCACTAATATACCTTCACACCTATGGGATACGATTGTCTCTGCAAGGAATAGCGCCACGACCTTCTTTGTGGCTGACATACAACGCCTGGTACATTCTGAGATGCCTAGTGCCAACTACCGGGCCTCTGATTATCGACTCTTAGCTGATGCGGCTGATTTGAAATATGAGCGCAACCGGTTGATAAATTTCCAGGCATATGGGGGCCAAGGTATGTCCCATTTCGAGGAAGTAAAACCCGTCGCCGCTGTGGTGGCTGAACCAATTACCACGACTCTACCCTATGCGGCTGTTGCATCATCTAACAATGAGTTGTTATGCATAGAGGAGCGAGTAACCAAACTTAGCAACAAAGTTTCCATGCCAAAACATTTTTGGAAGTATGCTAATGAGTTCGTGGAGTTGTTAATACCCGAAGCGGCTATAGGGGTTCCTTTTTCTTTGGAACAGGTTAAAGCGCGCCAGACCCGGCCTGGACAGGTGGCTAAGCAACTGCAAGAAGAGATACATCTACCCAGAGCTAATAGGCCTAAGGCCTTCGTCAAAAAGGAATTTACCGATAAGATAGCACCGGCGCATAATATAACTACCATGGACCAGTCCCATCTCATGCTATTATCCGCCTATACGTATCCACTGGCCGAGTACCTAAAGAAACAGCATCCCAGATTTTATGCGCCCGGCAAGACGCCTAGACAACAGGTGACTATGGTCACCATGTATGCCAGAGATGTGTCGCGGCGCAAGGGAACGGTCATAGAAACAGATTTTAGTCGGTTCGACGCCACTAGGTCTGAAGATTTAACCAAGGTGGAACATATGGTTTACAAACGCTGGTGCGCTAGAGATAGTTTGAAGGAGTTGGAGAAGGTGTTACGAGGAGATTATGGACAAAAAGTGACCACGGCCAAGGGCCATACATACAACAGTGAGTTTTCGAGATTTTCGGGCTCGGCCACAACAACTGTTGGCAATACTATAGTGAATACATTTGTAGCATATGTTGCATATCGTGAGGCTGGTCGCGGACCTAAGCAAGCTTTCCGTTCTATCGGCCCCAAGTATGGCGATGACGGTTTGGATGAGGAGAGTGGGAAATTTTCTGAAGTGGTTAAAAAGATGGGTATGTCGATTAAGATAGTGGCCAATGGTAAACATTGTACCTTCTTAGGCCGGCGCTATCTGGACGTCTTCCACTTTGAGACTACCCTCTCTATCCCTGATAAAGTGCTTAAGCGAATACCCGTGACCGTCCATCCAAAAGACCCCAATTGCCTGGCCAACCGTGTAGCAGGATACATGGTGACCGATTCCCACGTACCAATCGTAGGCCAATATCTTGCCGCCCTTAAGAGAATATATGGGCTTAACGTGCCTACCAGTATAGATCCCTCAGAGGATCAGGAGATGGCGGCGAGATTGAGCGATGGCGCTTACCCAGAGTGCCATGGCGAGCATTGGGAGCAACTTTTGGATTGTGTCGGTGAGTCGTTAGGCTTATCGGCGTCCGAAGTACAAGGTCTGGACAATCGCTTGAAGAAAGCTCAGAGTGTGGAGGATATCGCTAGTATCAAACTGGTGTTACCAGATGCGGAAGTGCCACACTTCCAGTTTTATCTCATGTGATGACCTTTGGGTGGCTCCCCTCGCCCGGCTCTACTCCGTTAACGTAGGGAAGGTAGGTGGATACAATATTCTATATAATACCATATTGTGTAATAGATATGTCGCTTTCTAAGCCCGCCTTGGACTGGTTGACGATTGCTTTGGATCCCTTTCATGATACCGTCACTGATCTTTATGGATATCCTGACACCAGCGCAGCCAATACATTTGTCTCCTGCGTCAAACAGACCACTGTTATATCGGCGCCGGCAGGGCAAACAACGCCCTGGTCGTTTAATGTATCGATTACACCGTTCACCTCCTTGGGTGGCACTTATTATGCTGCTGCTCCAACCAGTGGCACCGATACTCAGATTGTTACGGGTTCCGGTAATGCCACAGGATTTACTATACAGGATTACTGGTTGCCTTCTAATACCTCTTTTCCATATGGGCCTATTGTGGGTAGTGTTCAGACGACCGCTGCCTTCAATAATGGTAATACTCTTTTGCCATTCTTTCCCTTTGGTGCTGCTCTGGCTGAACCGGTGTTTGCTTTCGGCGAAACCACAGGTACGCCTTGCAGGCTAATTGCTATGGGATTTGAGGTAACAGATGTTACGCCGGTATTGGAACAACAAGGAACTGTGACGGCTTACCGCAGCGACTATTCTTGCATTGACGATTTCAGGTGGAACGGGTGGGCGGATGCCGGGCGCACCAATTTATCATACTCTGGTGTTAGCAAAGCCATCATTGCACCACCCGGGACTTCTACACAAGCCCTAACCCTACCGAATACAATACAGTATGCCGCTAAACTTGGTTGCTATTATGTGGCTAAGTTTCAGAATGTCACTGCCATAACACCTGCTCCCCGGGGTCTTACTAACAATCCCATAATACAGTTTCAACAGTCCAATGACGATACGGACTTGCAACAGGGAGGAATTATAGTAAACGCCGGAGGTATCAGTGGCATGTGCCCGGGAGGTGTGTTCTTTGAGGGACTAAATCCCACCTCGGGTAGTTTTAGATTGACGGTTAGATTATATTATGAATACTTCCCAGTGCTTAACTCTGATCCCTTATTGCCCCTTGCTTCTCCCAGTTGTCCTTATGAGCCACAAGCATTGTACGACTATAGTAAGGCCGTTATGCGCTTGCCCGTGGCCTGCAAGGTTACTGACAATGCTAGTGGCGATTGGTTTAGGCGAATTGCTGGAGCTGTGACTAAGGTTGGCAGTTTACTGCCCGGAGCTGTAGGCGTAGCGGCTAGGTTTGCGAATGCAAGACTTACCGCCTCTGCCATGCCGACCAACACCGTATCACGCTCCATACCGGCAGTTAAGACCGGCAATGCTTACGACACGCTAATGACCACGCCTAATGATACTAGCTATCCCGCATATCCAGGCGGATTGGCAGAAATGAAGGAAGATGGGAATGGGGGGGCAATATATGCCCCAAACGGAGTTTCGCGTCGGCGTCGCCGACGACGGCGTGGCGTTCGTACCACTACCGTTGTTAGCATGCCACAAAACCCCCCGCGCCGTAGACGCCAACGGGCGGTGCGTGTCACCACCCGTACTACCAGAAGACGTTGATAGACGTTTCTGGTTCCCCAAAACTACAC